AACATTACGACGGTAATTATGGAAAAAAGGGCTGGTTTATACGACTGGAGTTTGGGAAATAACAGTTGTCTCGAATCAGTTGCAGTGTGTATTGTCCAGTTGTTAAGCTTACAAATAGCTCTGCATCAATATGTCGCAAGATCTCATCTATCGCTGACTCAATAGTGCTCACTTGATCCCATGTCATTGAAAGTCCAAATTGCTCCTTTTTCAATATATCTGCGGCAGTTCTAAATGCACGGATGTCTATTTGAGACTCAGGTAAGCCTAAACCCCAGTCTTGGTTGGTCAAGATCTCAAAAATCATTTCGGCAGGGTTGGCATCGCCGTTTAATCCACCGCTAAAATATGAGCTCAACAACTGTGGCACACGTTTGACTACAAAGTGCATTGGTCTGATGTTAGGTGCTGTTCCTATATAGCCGGATTGGTTTTGACTTGGCCCTTGCCATACTAAATGCGCTAAGCCTCTGTGTGCTGGGAGTAGGGGGATTTGTGATTCTAAGTATGGGTCAATGGTTTGAGTGTTATTACCCGAATATATTTGAACGATTGCCGCAACACCGCCACCTTTATCGTCACCGCCAAATAACGAGGGTTGGTTGATTTCAATAGAACCTATTTGTTGTTCACCCTTCCACGCGGTTTTATCTTCAAAGCGAATTTCTTGTATCGCATCTATAGGGCCATGGCATAATGCGAGTTGTAAACCGATATGGTAGCGATAGCCTGCAATGTATTTTTTCTTCTTGGTGCCGAACAGTTTTTTAATCTTTTGAGTTTTGATGATAGGGAAGGGCTGGTAGTCTCCATACCAGAGTAGGTTGGCACCCTTGATTAATTGTGTGCCCCAAACAACAGGCACAACACGGCCTTCTTGCGCGGTTGGAAATTGCACGTTATCAAAACCGGCTGATTGAGCATTTTGTGGGCCTTTGGGTTTTGGACGCAAGAGTTCGCCTATCACCATAGAGGCGACAAAGAAAAAGACGTTGAGCCACATGATTGTTATTCTATACCGGTTGCAAATGGGTTCTTGGTTGGGATGTATGGAAAGCCACCAAAATTGATATGGTTGTTAAACTTTTCTTGGCAGGTTTTTATTGTGCGGTCACACCCGGTATGCAGCCATAACTCACTACCGACGGTTAAATTCTCAAAGGGTAGTAGCAAAGTTACAGTATCGCCTTTGTGCTCAGTGACCATTCTAAAATCTTCATTCTGGTGAGATAGAAAGCCAAGGGCATACCAATCATCTGGCTGCTTTTTAAAGGATGAAGATTGAATGGTGTATTCAGAAACGGATTCAACCGTGATAATTTCTTTGTAGTCACCAGCGACTAAGCCACACAGTTTGCTGTAGAGCATATGATTACAAGTGCTTTGATAGGTCACTCGTGGGCCTTGTCGTTGTAATAACTGAGTGATTGGGTCACAAGCTAATTTGGCTTCACTGCCTTGCCAATTAACTGCCTGGATTAACCCTTGCCAAAAAGGAATGACTTCACTTAGTTGGTTGTTCTCATTTTTATGACCCCTGAGTATTTTTAGCCACAGCGTTGACTGAGGAACAAATACTTTAAACAGGTTAGGGATATCATGATTACGGGGTAGAATAACTGTAATGCCCGCACTACTACGTTGCTGTGAAAGCTCTGGTGCAGTTCTGCTGATATTGGTAGGGATGTAAATGTGCCCCTCATATTCAATTGCATCATCATGACTGGTATATCGCCATATTTCTGTACCCTTGGTAAAATGGTAAAGCTCAATAGGTTCACCTAAATGCAGGCTAGATTCATATTCTTGGTATGTGGTCATGATATTTCGTAAGCACCTTCTGAGCTGAGCAACCTAGTTTTTAAAGCAACACGAGCAATGTCATGCGTAAGCCATTCAAACTCAACAAGGTCACTGTCGAATCGGCACAAACCCAAAAATGACAGCATCAATATGTCCTTGGTCGGGATGGGTTGAGTAAGTGGTTTCTCAAATGTGAGCAGTTCTTTCTGGCTGTTATTCTCATTGATCACTGCACCCGTAATGTGGCGATATATTCTTGTGCCGTCCCGTAGTAAAATCATCACATCTTGTTTACCTGGATGCCTTTTATAGTGCATCGAGTAGCTAATGTTATTAATGATCATATTGCGAGACCCTTTAGCCATTAATTCAAGGCTGTGTAAATCGGCTTGCCATGTTGGCGTCCAGAATGGTTGGTGACGGCCGGCACACTGCTGTAACCAATTTTTGAACTCGGCAACCTGCCTTTTATTTTCTAAAATAAACTCAACACTACTGATGATATTTGGTTGTTTGCCATGGTCATCAATAGTCGCGGTATTAATGCCATTATCTAACAATGAGGTGAGCCGCAGATATTGTTGATCGATTGGGTTGGAGCGATTTGGTTGAAAAGTTAAAACAGGGTGATTGCGATAGGTGTTTTGCGTTAGTGCTGCTGAATACATATTTTCATTACCATCACTTTCAAATGACCATGAGGCTTGAGTGATTCCTGCAGTTAATCTTGAGACTGACTGCTGTGCTGGTAACCTTGCCAGTAGAGCAGGGCACACAACCGTTCCAATCGGCCATGGCTCATTCAGCACTCGTTTTAACTCAATGTAATCATTTGTTACGGATGCTATTTCCAGTGCTTTCACATGTTGACCGTTGATTAGTACGACTAGGCCGCCTTGGTGATAATTCAGATATTGTGTGTTGATGGGGATTATTTTCTGAGTAGCGGTAACGGGTTCTGCTAATAGCGCGGCATCAACCCACAACGGCACTGCAAATACTCGTGACTGCCAGTTCCACAATAAAGCATCGAGGCGGTTGGTTTCTAAGCCCTCTGTGAGCGTATCAAATGTAAACTGCTGACGTGGGTTGGATCTAAGCTTAAACCGCTGTTCTGTGCCGTCATACGCTTGCAGTACATCAGTCTTCCACTGGTATTCTTGTGTGATGGCCTTGTCCCAGTTGGCCATAAAGGGAAATACCACAACTCGGTTTCCTGTGATGATGAGCTTTGGCTGTTCGGGGTCAAACTGAAATTGAAACAGTGCATCAATAACTGGCGGGCCATTGGTATCAATTGCTACTTGGTATAGATTTGATTGAAACGGTGCCAGAGTGAGTTTGTCGGTGAGTGGTTGTTGGGTCACTTTGTCACGTACAGAAATTCCCTCGGTGTTTTTCTTGAGAATGCTCGCGGCTGTTTGAGGTGAATCAAACGCATTGAACACTTCAACTGTGCGTTTTTGTTCTGAGACTAAATTGCCCAATGCCATTTGACTGCGCAGCACATGAATATGGTTGTACCAATCATGAGAAAAAGCGTTCGTTACTGTGCCAGCGATGGCTGTGGTGTGACTTATATCAACAGGTGAATTGAGCGCAACTTGTCCGTGCTGAATACGGCTGACTTCAACGCCTCGTACACCAAGCCATGTTTGACTCCCTTGGTTAAGGTTCTCGCTGATGATTGTGTTGGATAAACTGATGTGCTCACGAGATAAAATACCAGTGAAGTTGGTCATTTGATAACCCTTACTGCATAACCAAGATGCTGCGTACCGTCATAATCAGGGTGTTCTTTAGGACCCTTGTGGTGAAATGGAAAGATCATCCATTGATCTGCACCAAGCTGAATAATCTGTCCAGGCGAGTACGGTAAAATATTCACATACCGCACATGTTCTAACTCACCGATGGGTGAAAAAAACCGGTCATCTCTTTCAGCGAATAGGTGAACGGGTATCATTGTCGATAAGCCATTAAAAGATGACGGGCTATGATCCATCAATTCTTTATGCCAAAAGTTCATGCCTCTGACTAAACGATAACCATCTTCTGAAAAATTGCCACAAGTTAACCATTTATAGCCATCTACCTCAGCGTGTAAAAATGTTGTTCCTTGGCTTGGTTCACTGTTGTCTTGAAAAGGGCCCGTATTGAGTATCCGCCTATGCTGTTGACCAATGGTCCAAGAGGCACCAAAAAATTCACCACCGACCCAGTCACTATATTTAAGAATACTGCCAAACATTAAAAACTCAAATCGATCTGCCTCGTATTCCAAAATGCAAAATTCCACCAATGGATCTTCAAGGTGAAAAAACCAATAACGAAATGGGCCTTTTTGAATGGTATCAATGATAGGTATTTGTTTGGTATTAAGGTTTAGCTTTTCAAGGGGTGTTGACGTATCTGCTAGCTCACTCATCACCATAGCAATGCTATTAGTTTGATAGCCATAAAAATCATTACTGGCTGGTTTGTTTAGCGCACGGAAGTGCATGAAATGGCTGTCTTTGCTGATATGAAGTAACTTGCCGTCGGCTATATCCAGCGCCTTATCAACGGTCCATCCTTGTGCGACTAGAAATACGCGAAAGCTATCCAGTAGCTCAAGTGAATGATTTACTGTGCCGGTTTGAAATGCCATGGTTTTGTGCTCGAATAAGTTAAGCTAGTTTCAATGCCCAATAGTCATTCACACCCGTTCGATGAATATTGGGAACGACTAAGTAAGTATCAGAACCGATCGTAATGGTGTCCTCCGCTGAAACACCAAAGCCAGATATAAAATAACAACCATCGAATTCCCCCCATACATTTTTAGCGGTATTGGCGTGGGGAACCTCGTGCTCATACATCACTAGCGGAAACAGGGACCTTTCCCCATTTAATCCTTCACGAATCTGTGTTGCCGATTCATTCACCGTTGGCCAAATGTGATGATAGTGATCTCCATAGTAAATACGTTGATCATCGAATTTACGATTTGCATAGGGTTGCCAAAATCCTGTCGGTTGTCGTTGATACAGCGTCGAGCCTGTTTCGTTATTGTTAAGTCCGGGGTCTGTAAAACAGCGGTGCTCGCTAGAGGTATTTGACCAACGTAAATTTTGCACACTAAATTGATCTGGGTTATGTATCAAGCTGCCGCCAACAATCAACGGATATGGATACTGCCCAGGAGTTCCATAGACTTTTAGAAAACCAAGGTACATGCTGACGTAAACGGTTGATATTTTTGCGACGAGTATAATTCTACTGGCATTCACAATTAACCAATACGGAATTGGTTTATCCCACAGTGCCAATGACGGCGGTTCTTGAGTAATTACACCCGGTTGTTCCTCAAAAGAATAGTTATCATCAAAGCCAACCATGCCTTGTAGTTGCCAGTTGAAATAATCTTGGCCGGTATCTGAATAGGTTTTGATACCAACGAAGATTTGGTCTTGGCCGGAAATACCTTGGCCTCGAAGTATCAATTCAGATTCACCATTCACATTTTTTTCAACCCAGCGTTTTTCAAACCAGCCGTGTTGTGTGACAAATAGGCGCAACTGGTTTAGTAGGTCTTGGTAGCTTGTTGCAGTATCTTGCTGAAACGGCATGGTGTACTCGGTTAAAAGGTATTATTAAGAAACGACCTGCTGAATAATACGTGGATTTTTCTGCAATACATTTAAGATTACACGCTCCCCCTGACTCGACGACATATAATCATGTACTACCGATGGATCAATCACATTGACAATTTTCACGTTGGTTTGACTTGGCTGTGCAGCTGATTGCCCTTGACTACCCATATCATTCGACCGATGCCGAGGGTCTTTTCGAGTAAGCACTTCTTCACCACGCTGTAAAATAGTTGGTACTTCATCTGACCTTAATCCTGCAACACCACCTGAGTGCATACGTGGCGCTCCTGCGAAAGCAATCGGTGAAATTTTACGTGAGGTATTTGTACTACCCACGAGGCCACCGGTATGATTGACTGCTGCAGCAATTAACCCACCAATACCA